ATTTCGTTAGCTAACAATACAAGCCAATCCATCGTGACGTCGCCGTAATATTCATAGGCTACAGTGTCTGGTCTGTCGCCGTCCTGAACGAAGTATTCGTCGAAGTTGACTGTATTATTGTTTATGAAGTTAGAAACAGAAAAACGACGCGTGATATCAGTCGCAAAAACAGTTCGGTCTGTTCCTGGAATACGATATTCAGTTGTCGGATATGGTCTAAAGAATAAAGCCATTATTGACCGCCGTTTCTTACTGCTCTATCCTGAGTTCTTCTTATTTCCTCAGACTCTCTAACTCTCTGCTGAACTCTACTTTCAGGTAGAGCGATAGCTGGTCTAGGTCTATATGTTGGCGCATTAAAGTTCGGATTGAGCGTTTGCTTTGTAATGATTTCTGTTTCTTTGAATGTCAGTGATAGCTCAATATCAGCTGGTGCTGGATTGCCGTATCCGTCTGAGTCGCGGATGTATGCTGGATAGTTTGAACCATGATAGTTCACTCTTACGTCCGTGCATACCGATGGTTGTAGTCTGAAAAGATACTCAGGATGACGGAACTTGATATCAAAGAACTCTGGATATTTGAAGAACAATCCGCCAGCAACGTATTCTGGATGTGAATAATAAACGAACATATCAATAATTGTTTTGATTGCGTCCGACTCTTCACGATTCTTAGGTGATAGTTTCCAGCTGAATGTGTGATCACGGAAGTTCACACCAGTAAACAATACGATTTTATGTGGATTTTGAGCTACGCCACCAGCGACTTTGAGTAGAGCACCTGCTAGACCCTCAGCTCCTACTGCTCCTCCTGCTGCATCGGCTGCTCCGATTCCTTTATAAAGTCCGTATCCAGTTAAAGCGCCTCCTCCACCTGCTAGTAGTGTGCCACCCAAACCAGCAAGACCCTGACCGTCTAGAACATTTCCACCCATAGAGTTATTACCATAGATCGCTTGGTCTGATGGCTTTAACGCCATGCCTGCAACAGAACCTAGTGATGGTGTGGAATATTCTGGATTGTAATCTGTTTGTAGTGACGCTGGCATAGGAAGATAAATGCTTCCACCAAGAGTTGTTGAACCAACGCTGAGGTCTGTGCTGAATAAAGTATTGATTGCTGATACGCCACGACCGACTGTTTCTTTCGCAGTAAATTCAATCCAGTGATCGTTCTCACCTAGTTCTTCGGGGAATGAAACTGATCGTCCTTTGAATGGATCAGCACCTGCTGGCGGTCCAATGAGACCAGAAGATACACCACTAACGAAAGTGCCCACAGCAGCAGCGCCAATAACGAATGCTGTCCCTGCGGTCGCAGCTATTCTGGCGTTTCTTGTCTGTGTAAGAGGGGATCTTCTTGACATTGGTTCTCCTTTGCTTTTGATATTTATATTGGAATACATAGGCTTTATGGCTCCATACAAAGGTAGATTTCAACCTAAGAATCCCAGCAAATACAAAGGCGATCCCACGAACATCGTTTATCGTAGCTCGTGGGAACTTCGCTTTATGAACTACATCGACACCAATCCGAACATAGTTCAGTGGTCGTCAGAAGAACTGTTCATTCCATATAAGTCACCGCTCGACGGAAAGTGGCATCGTTATTTCCCTGACTTCATTATTAAGATGAAAGATAAGGATGGAAAGCTGGTCACTAAGATGATCGAGATAAAACCACGCTCACAGTCAGTTCCACCAGCGCCCAAAGCGAAGGGCAAACATACTAAGAAGTATCTACGAGAAGTCGCTGTATTCGGAATAAATAGTGCGAAGTGGCACGCAGCCAAGGAATATTGCGCTGATCATAATTGGCAGTTCGTAGTGCTGACGGAAAAGGAATTAGGAATCTAATGGCAGCATATATCTTTGATCGTATGGTTCAGCGCGGAGCAGCTGCTGGCGTTCAGCCTTCGGTCGCTCGCGAATCCCGTCAGTGGTTCCGCAGACAAGCACAAACAATCACAGCATCACCGACGCGAATGATTCGTAGTAATCAAGCTCGCCTTACAGATAAACCTCTGCTCGGTCGTATGTATCTGTTTCAATATGATCCAAAGGGCAAAAAGACATTACCATATTATGATAGATTTCCGCTCATTTTTCCGATTGCTTCAGCTCGCACTACTGGATTCGCTTCTTCAGGAGGATCCTTTCTGGGAATCAATCTACATTACTTACCACCAGTCCTCAGAGCAAGACTGATGGATGCGCTTTATGATACGATGACCAATGATAAACTAGACGAAACAACTCGTCTTCGTATCTCATATAATATTCTACAGCAGGCTAGCAAGTATCGTTTCTTCAAACCATGTATCAAACGATATCTTGTTTCGCATGTTCAGTCAAGATTCTTTTATATCGAGCCAACTGAATGGGAAATGGCATTATTCTTACCGCTCGATAGATTCGTCGGAGCTAATAAATCACGCATTTATCGCGACAGTCGTAACAGGATTTAAAGATGCCATTCAACGTAGCAGAATTCAACGCAAACATTTCCCGTGGAAGTATCGCTCACTCGTCACAGTTTGAGGGATTTATCGTTGGCGGACCAGGAACGTATAGCAAGAGCGGCAAGGTTCAAGCTGGTATTCTGGGTCGTCATGGTCTCGAGGAAGGTATGCGTTTCCGTATTGAATCGGTCAATCTGCCTGGCAGAACGTTGGTGACCACAGACCAGAACTATCATGGACCTGTTCGTGCGCTGCCATACAGATTCAATATTCAGAACGTATCTATGACCATCATCCTATCCAAAGATATGCGTGAGCGTGAAGCATTCATGAAATGGCAGGATTTCTTTGTCGGTCATTATCGAACAAACTACACGAACCAAGCTGTTCCTGGACCATTCGATACAAAGTATTATCAGGACGGCATCGGTCGTATTCAAATCAGACAATATTCATATCCACTTGGTGACGCCAGCGGAAATACAGCTGGTGCTGAATATGAACTACAGAACATCATCACGCTCGAAGAAGCATATCCAATAGGCGTTCAGGACATTCAGATGGCTTGGGGTGATGAGGGATATGCTAAACTACAGGTCGAAATCAGATATCGTTACGCCACAGAATACAATAAGAACTATGGCGGCACGAATCACTTCGACAGCAATAAAGCAGGTAAAGGTGTTACACAATACATCAAAGACAATCCTGGAGCATTTGGTCCTTATTAAACATATTGAGGTGAATTTATGGCATTACCTAAGATCGCGACTCCGCAATTTGCACTGACATTACCATCGAACGGACAAAGAGTTCATTTCAGACCGTTCTTAGTCAAGGAAGAGAAAGCTCTTCTTATGGCAACTCAGTCTGAAGATTCGCTAGACATGATTGATGCAGTGAAAAATGTAATCGCATCGTGTATACTTGATAAGGTCAACGTAGATACGCTCCCTTATTTTGATCTAGAATATATCTTTCTTAACATTCGTGCGAAGTCTATTGGTGAAATAGTCAAGCTAGAGTATCGTCATACTGGCGGAAAGAACTATTCGGGAATTGAGTGTGACGCTGTTACGCCTGTAGAGATTAATCTAGAGCAGGTCAAGGTCGAGAAGAAAGAGGGTCACACAAATAAGATTCAGCTCGATGATAAGTTAGGCGTTGAAATGCGTTATCCTAACATTCAAGACGTGAAAATGGTGACCGAAGGCGCGAATGAAATTGAAATGCTAGCGAAGTGTATCGTATCGGTATATGACGAAAGCGAAGTTTACGAACCAGATAATCTCGAAGACTCTATTGAGTTCATGGAGTCGTTGAATAACTCTCAGTTCAGTAAGATCATGAACTTCGTGGATACGATGCCAAAGCTAAGACATACATTCAAGTATAAGTGCAAAGGATGTGGTCAGGAAGATACAGTTACGCTGGAGGGAATGGCTGATTTTTTTTGATGATCCTCTCTCATAATACTCTAGCGAATTACTACCAGACCAATTTTTCGTTGATGCAGCATCATAAGTATTCGCTCAGTGACATAGATGGTATGATTCCGTGGGAGAGGGATATCTACGTCAAAATGCTTATTGAATATCTAGAAAAACTAAAAGAAGAACAAGACAGAAGGCGATAAATGTCGAAGGAAAACGAAGAGATTCTTCGTGCTATCCTTGAAAAGGGAGGCGAAAACGCTAAGAAGCAAGCAGCTGAGGGAATAGCTCAGCTGCCGCCGGCTGCTGACGACCCGCCTAAAGTAAAGCAGAAAAAGAAAACAAGAGGACTGAAAAAGGTCGCTGCTAAGATTGGCACCTCTAAGTTCTATTATAATCCAGAAGGCGCTATCATAGATGATAAAGGCGTCGTTGTTCCTGCGCGTATGGCTAAACAAATCATGGAAAAGAGTGAGATGTTTGACGCTGTCGCGAAAGCTATGCCTAAAGCTGTTCGTAGCAAACCAGACGCGAACACAGTCAAGCTGCATGGTGAACTGAAAAATACAGTAAGAATGTCTCAGGGTCTCGCGCGCTCGCATGAAGCTCTACTCAAACAAGTTCCTAGAGTATTCGATGAGTTCTCCACTGCTATCAAGCGACTCACTGATCATCATACTGAAGTTGTAGAAAAGCTCATCAAGCAAAACGAAGAGCTTCAGGATAAAGTCACCGAAATACTGACAGGCGTCAAGACGCCAACTCGTTCTGGTGGAGCAGTAAAACGTCCCAAAAAAGGCGCAGCTGCTGCGGCTGTTGGCGGATCACGAGCATCAAGAACAACTAAGTTTCGTTATACAGCTCGTCGTCAAGAAGTATTAGATCGTGCTGAAAATATACGAAAGATCGGTCAGGAACGCAACGTAAGACTGATGAAGCGAATGGGAGTCGCTGGTGCAATCGTAGGTGCTGGCGTCGGCGCTGCTATTAGTAGACCACCTCCATCTGGTGGGCCAGCAGCACCAGGACCAACAGGTAATCAGCCATCAGCTGGCGCACAACCATCAAACGTTCCAGGAATGGTAAAGCTGACCACACCTATCAGCAAAAAAGAATATGTTGTTGCTGGTCAGTATGCAAACAATTTCAAGGGATTCGTTGACGAGCTAGAAAATAACGGATATCAAATCAAAAGCATCGGTGGATATGCTAATCGTAATATCGCAGGAACTGGACAAAAGAGTTTCCATTCTCTCGGTGTAGCGATTGATATTAATCCTTCGACGAATCCTCATTTATTTGATGGGCGCACGGTCACTGATATGCCAGCGAACGTATCTGCGCTTGCTCGTAAATATGGTCTTGGTTGGGGTGGAGACTGGCGCTCGTCTAAAGATACGATGCACTTCTCTATGGCATCACAAGAAGGCGGTGCAGTAGCGATTGATCGTAGTGGCGTTGCTCCTCTTCCTGGAGCACCTGCTACAGCAGGCACAACTGAAATGGCTGCTCGTGGTGCTCCGACTCCAGCGGGAGCTGCACCAGCGACGCCTGCTGGTGTTCCAGAACGTGCAATGATTCCTTCACCAGGAACTCCAGGCGCAGGTGCTGCTCCAGGCGATGTAGTCAAAGTCGTAGAAGCTGGTGCAGGATATAATGTCGTTCAGCTTGCTGACGGATCTGTAGAAAAAAGAACGGGCGTTCGTAACTGGAGAAACAATAATCCAGGCAATGTTTCCTATGGTGCATTTGCTCAGCGTTATGGTGCTATCGGAACTGACGGACGCTTCGCTATATTTCCGACATATGAGCATGGACGTAGAGCTAAGGAAGCTCTGCTATTCGAAAGTCAAGGATATGCGGGAATGAATATCGCTCAGGCGATTAATCGTTATGCTCCGCCGTTCGAAAACAATACAAGAGGATACGTTCAGTCTGTAGCAGCTGCAGCAGGCGTTGATCCATCAACTCCTCTTTCTCAGCTTAGCCCACAGCAAAGAGTTGCTATGCTTAATGCTATGGAAAAGGTAGAAGGATTTAGAACAGGTCAGATAGCAAAGGTCAGCGGACCAACAGGAACTGCTACAGCGTCTGCGCCTCCAGCTGCTCCTCAAGTTCCTGGCGTGCCTCAAGCTGCTCTCGCTCCTTCCGCTGGAACACCTAATGCGCCAGCTGCTACGTCTGGTGAAAAACCACAGAACGTTTCGTTTGAGTCGGGTCGAGTTGATGTGTCCAAAGTGGATCCTGAACTCCTGAAACGTTTCTATGCAGCTGCTGCAGAATATGGCGGACCAGTTCGTATCAACTCAGCATATCGCGGTGATGATTATCAAGCGCAACTATGGGTTCGTGCAAACGTATTCCGCGAGCCTGGAATCTATTCACCAGCAAAACCACAGAACACGACTGTAGTCACATATAGAGGTCAACAGTTTACGGTTCCTGGTTCGGGTCGTGGATCGTCTCATGGTAAAGGTCAGGCGCTTGACGTATCACCAGATGCTGCCCTTGATCCATATCTACGCAAGCATGGACTACACAGACCGTTCGCTTCGTTTGATCCGCCGCACGTAGAGTTATCTGGTGGAAGCAACTATCAAGCACCAAGCGAACCAACCACAGGAACTCAGGTTGCTGGTGGACCAACAGCAGCTCCAGGCGCAAGCCCAACAGCTGCTATGGGAGCAACGATGGCAGCTGGTTCTGCAAGACAAGCTATGACTGACGCATGTAACTGTGGTCCTGGTCAAATGGTCATTATGAACAACAATAACACGAGAGTTCATACTCAGACAATGTATCGCGGTAGCTCACTTGCGGGAAACTATAGACAACAAGATTCATTTAATCCACTCGCTATGGCTGCAGGATATGCGGTCGGTAGAGCCTTGAGGTTATTCTAATGGCAATCGCAAAGTTAGTCAACGTTGGCGCTACTAGCACTCCACGAAGAGAATCTGTTCGCGCGGAAAGTAAACCTAAAGCCTCAGAAAAAGTATCATCATCTATGTTCAGTGACTCGATGGTTTCATCGGTCATTGATTCTATTCGCAATTACAACAGTCAAATAGCCAAACTTCAGGATATAACACGAGGACTTATTATTTCGTTCAAAGGTTTGATTGTAATGATCAGACAGTTGAATAAGGATATGACGTCTCGTTTTAGACTGGTAAACAAAGAGCTAGACGCAAGTAGACTCGACTTCGTTCGTAATATCTTGACGACGCCTGTAGCTACTCCTACAGGAACAACGACGCTTGGTAATGCAATCGAGGAAAAGAAAGAAGAAACTAAAAAAGAAGATCCAAAGAAAGAGGACGATAAGTCTAGCTTCTTAGATGATCTTATGGGTCTCCTAGGAGTTAGAGGTGCAGCCAAAGGTGGTTCTACTTTGCTGCGCGGAATGGGCGCTCTTATTTCTAATCCAGTCGTTGCTGGATTTTTAGGAGCAAGTGCGGCTACTGTAGCAGCTATCTTTGGATCTGCTGCTGTCGGTGATTACTTGATGAAGAAGTTTGGCATCAATGAAAAGATTGCTGAACGCGAAAAGTCTGAAGAGTATCAGCAGCTGCGTCGAACTCAAGAAGGCATTACTGATTCTGCGATAGAAAGAAACGTTGCTCCAGTTAGCGATCAGCGCAAAATGAGTATAACTCAATTCCTGAAGAGCAAAGGTCTAGGAGGTCCAGACGGAACTCCACGCGGAAGTGAAATCACTAAGAAAGGCGATGAAGTCACAATCATAAAGAAAGGTCATCCTGACGAAGGAAAGACCTTCAACTTCATCACAGGAAAAGAAGTTGGTGCTCCAGAAGTTCAGGGACCGCCTGCGCCTGCTGCACCAGCAGCTGCTCCTACTGGGGCTCCAACAACTGCGGAGCCAGAAGCTGAAAAAC